GTGAAGGCCATACTTTAGCCGGCTCTAATCCAGCTACAGCCCTAGCCAAAAGAGTCGTCCCGCATCTAGGTATCCCTGCAATTATGATATGCTTCATTTTCTCTCCGCTATCCATAACTCCCTTTCAGGCCTTCTTATATATCGCTCTATTACCTTAAATCCTTTCTCTCCGAACTTATCATATAGCCATGCTGAAGAAGGCTTTGTTACGTTTCCTCTATGTGTCAGCTCTTTGATATTGCTTTCATAAGTGCGGAGTTCAATGATAACAGTCTCTTTTGCTGTATCCAGTAGCTTTGTGAAAAGCGTCTCATATTCAAGAAGCGGAAAATAATGCAAAAGCCCAAGACTCATGACAATATCTGTTTTTTCCGGTTTATAAGACTCCCAATCATATTCAGTCAACAAGACTGATTCATGCAGCCCTAAAATCGTTATCGCTTTGGCACCAGCTTTTATAAGCTCCTTCCTGATGTCGATTCCTTTTGCTGATTTAGCACCATAACGGATTGCTTCTAAAACTGAATACCCGCAATGACAGCCTACATCCAAGACAGTTTTGTTTTTAAAATTAACTACCTTCCGAATAATAGGCCATTTGTCTTTTGCACAAGCTCTTAACCAGCGGTAATCAAGCCGGTGGAGCCTAGCCCCCTTATCCTCAGCCTTTTTAAGCGATGCTTCGAGTAATCCCCAATAACCTGAATTTCGATGAATACATTTGCTGTAAATCTTAATATCGCATACAGCATTTTTCCCGTCTCTTTTATGGAGAGCCAATATCCTGTGAGCACCATCTTCGATTTGCCGGCAATTTTTACAAAAATAAACAGGTAAAAAATCAGTTATCTCATCTGCTCTTTTAAGCCATATTTTGTTTCTGGGTCTATTCAAGGCAGTCCAGAATACAGGGTGATCCAAAGGCACGCCCTGAACCGTAGTGCCTGCTCTTAATTTTAAAAAGTCCATGTCTTTTCTATATTTCATTGTCCGAACTCCTTTTTTAGAACTGATATATCAGCTCTTTTCTTTATAACATAACGCATATCCGGTCTTGAAGAAGTATTGATATCATGCAGTAATACACAGAAATTGCCGGCTGGAAGCTCCTCTGGGTCCTGCTTTATTACTGCTTTATGCGTTGGGTGGCGTTTGTCTCTATCAAACCTTTTAAGTTCTTTAGGGTTAATCCGTCTAGCCCAAAAAGGCCCTGTCCCAATCGTATCATATTCATAAAACTTACTATTTTTTATATTTAGAGCATACCCATGCTTAAAATACATCCACTTAGACTTACACTGCATCATTATTTCCCCGGCATCTTTGGAGTACATATCATCAGCATCAATAAGAGCCATGACTATTTCATCATATTCCTGAAGCCTCATAAGATGCGGTCTGTCTTTATAAGCATAAATGATACGCTTATCCGGTCTATGGGGAAGCACGCGCCTTGTCATGTCTTTTAGAGCCGGGTCTAGAAGTATGATATAAAGAAAATCCTCATATGTTTGGTTCAAGATAGAAGAAAGAGTATATTTCTGCCAGAGCCTAGCCCGCCTTTTTGTCCATTTCATGGTCTTTACAGGATGAATCGAACCTTCAGGCAGTTCCCGTAAAAGCTTAGAGCTTTGGTAAGAATTAAACGCTGTCCAGAATACAAGTTTCCTTTTCATCTATAGTTCCTCAAATATATTTTTTTATAATAATCACGCCTTATCTTTCGCATTTCCTTATTTCCGCAGAGTCTTTGTGCATCCTTTGACTCAGGAAGCCGGTTATTATAATTTTTTGTCGGTATTACATATTTCGGCACTTCAGGATATTTATAATTATGCCAGTAAATATCTTCAATCGGAGTAAGACAGCCCCTTAAATCCATAGCCAAGCATTTCCTGGAAGCACAGGTTATAACTCCAAGAAAATCCACCTTTTTCGGCTCTCTCAACATATGCCCTGCATAAAGAGTTGTGTCTCTGTAATAATCCACTCCCTCAAAAGTTCGACCATGAACTCCGGTCACGCAATCCCCTAGTGTCTTATGCCATTTAATAAAATCATCTGCAAGCCCTGACTTTGGAAGGATATCGTCATCAGCTTTTATGACCAGGTCTCCATTTGTAAGCGTAGCTACAGCATGGCGTACTTTGTTCCCTGGGTCTGGGGAATTCATTATCATTTCCAATCTTTCCAAACGTCTATAAGTTACAATCACAACGCTGATTTTCATATTTCCACCGTCCTATCTATCTGATTCGGCTTTATAAGGTTTATGCCATAGCCTACCTCTTTTCTAAGTTTTCGGGATGCCTGATAATGCATGATTACGGGCTCGCATGTTTTAGCCTGCGGATAATCCCAAATACAGGTATAAGAAAACGGGAGTTTATATATATCGCTTTTTTTAAGCTGTCCCTTTTTAATCATTTCGATCATAGCCAATTTTAAACATTTTTGATGCCTTACGTTTGATTTTTTAAGTGCTATATTATGCCATGTTTTTATGAGTTTACGCCCTTTTGCAGAGTTTCGGATCCAAAGCGTGCCGCTTAAAAGTTCGTTCGCATCCCCAGAACGAGGGGAATATTCATAAAAATGAGCTGCTATATGATGCTCTTCTCTCTCCGAAAGCTTTGTAAAAAGAAATGGAGAGCGTTTTATTATGGCGTCTGCATCAACAAATACGATATCCCGGTCTTTAAATTCATCCAGTGCCATAAGGATAGTCTTTGATTTGTAATTAAGATTTTCTCTCCATGTTCCCGTAGGTTCAAAGCTGTATGTTTTATGTTCAAGGTTAAAGCGTCTTAAGGAATCATTAAGCCTTTCTATTTCCTTTTCATAGCCCGTTTCTGTTGTGTAAAATGATATGATAACCGGATGTTTGATTTTCTCTATATTATTGAATTTATCAAACTCAAAACATTTAAGTGCTGAATGAGGATTAAGGTTTATAACTTTAATTCCTCTTTTTTTAAGCTCAGGGGCTATTTTCTCAAACCTATTTATAAATGATTTATAGACGTTCTCTCCCTGCGGTTCAGGATAACCTTTATGCCACCAGGACTGCTTTCCGTTCTTTCCCCTCATGTCATATCCTAAAAGATAAATCGGATTAGCCTTGCCAGTTGACAGACCATCTTTTAAAGACCAGGAAAATCCATCGTTCCCTATACTAGGCACCATAAAAATATCTTCCGGGTATTTATACCCATAAGCGTTTATCCATACTTTATAACCTCTGTATTTGTCCCATCTCTCTTTAGCTTCTTCACCTAACCGCCCTTGATAAAGCCAGTTAAAAAATCTCTTATCCATAGCAAAATTAATAGTGCAGTCTATCTTCTCATACGCTCTGTTAATACCAATAGTAAGCTCATTCTTCAGCCTTGAAAAATCAAAATCCTTTAAACTAGAGCCTCCGCCTATGATAAAACACCGCTGGCCTTTCCATTCCCCATCTTTAAGCTCAGAGGACAAAAGGCGGTCTTCAGGTGGAATATACCGCCTGTATCCCACACCAGTTGTCTTGTGTGTAATATTGCCGATTCGTTTTATTTCAGCCCAGGCAGTCTGTTGCTGGTTTATAAGATTCCTGCGGTTAATTATCTCCTGGACTCTTTTATCTCTAGTCGTTATTTTAGACATCATGATTCCAATCTGATGACAAAGGAGGGGAAGGGGGGCTGGAGTTTAAATTGCCCCCCAAAAAATATTTCCCCTTTTGTTTCTGAGTCAATTTTATGCAGTATCGCAACGTTCCAGCTGGTCTGTGTCTGCAATAGCTCCTGCAAAAGCCATCCAGCCTGCCACTGTGTCTGTCCTAGAAAGAATATCAAAGTCTGCATATGTAACAAGATCCATCCGATCTCCGCCAACGATTTTCCTCTTGGGGAGTATTACCCAATAATGATCTGTAACAGTCAGCATCGTGGTTATAATAGGAGTGAAATTGTAATCTATAACTGGAGTGGAGCCTGTAACATTGTCATAATTGACGCCCAAAGCTCTCTTGATCCGCCCTCTCAGCTGAATAGGTGCAAGGACAATGAACGAGGCGTTTTGAGCAGAAATCCCAAAGCCTTTTGTCTGGCAAGCCAAAAGAATAGTCTGTGCCGCAAGATTCATCGTAGCAGCATCTCTCTGAGCCTGATATCCTCTTGTCCCTGCTGCCAAAGCATCAGGTGAAGCCTGCCATGCTATATCTGCTTTAAGAGTTGCTACCGCTTCAATCAAGGCGTAATAAGTAGCCGCCTTTATCCGGAAAGCCTCGTTCCGAAACTCAATCGCATTTTCTTCGAGCGTCCACCAGTCCTGATTTTCAAACAGCTTCCTATCCCAGCCTAAAGCTCCGCCATAGTAGTCAAAAAACACATACTCTCTGTCTCCTGACATCTGATAGACTTCCAGCTTTTCACCTGTGAGCATCTTCTTAAATGTCAATGTGCTTGTTACGGTATCAACAGCAAAGCCATCCCTTCTTGAGCCTGTATAATCTCTCATGTTAAAAATGGCTTCATATCCATTATCATAGATGTCCATCTCGTGATACTTTTCAATCGCCTCTTTTGCTGTAGCAGGGAAGTCGTTCAGCGTGGCAAAATACTGAGCTTGGATTTCATTGAATTCCTTCTTCTTTTCAAGGAATTTTTTGTTGTCTCTGAATTTAGGGGGGATAGTCCTATTAGGAAGTGCAAAAAAGAACTGAAGTGCATCCATGACTTTTCTCTGATGCTCAGGGTCTTTATTGGGACCAAAAAGCTTATCAGGATTAACTTTTGTCCAGTCTTTTATTATTTGTCCTCTCATTTTCTACCTCCTTAAGTAGCCTTATCGCCTTTTAGGTCAATCATGACCTGAGTGGCATCTTCGGCGGCTGCTTTAACGCAAACTCCGATCCACAGATAACCGCTTGAGCTGTTAGGGGTCACAGAAGCACCCTGCGTCCCTGACCAATAAATCTTATCACCAGGCAGAAAACTATTCCCTGATCCAGTCTCTTTGTACACCATGATTTTCTCAGCATGGTAAATCAGAACACCTTCATCGCCAACTGTTATCTCTTTGTTCTCTTTACACCCAGCAGCTGAATACTGAATATCAAGCATCAGAACGCCAACTGTATCCTCGATCTTATACAGCTTTCCTTCTTCATATGCAACGCCTGATTCAGCATGGGTGAACTTAAAACTCCGCCAATCTCCCATTGGAGTGGCTGTTCTTAAAAATTGAGCCATTATAGCCTCCGTTTAATTGATTTGTTTTCGCCCAGGTGCTTAATATTTCACCTGCCGACTGTACGCAGCCTGTCCCCATTAATCGGGGATAAGCTCGTTGTCATCGCTTGATCCTGTATCGCTTCCGGGTTCTGATCCGCCCTTAGAGTCCGTCTTGTCCTCTTCTTTTACTCCAAAAATCTCAGCAGTAGATTTGTATTCCTCAAGTACAGAATCCATAAACTCATCTACCTCTTTTTCCAGCTTATCAGGGTCTTTTGGGGCAAAACTTTCTTTCTTGTTCTCTATAAACCGTATTTGCCTCTCATCAAGTTTCCGTTCTTTAGCTTTTGTGTCAAAAAGATCAGTAGCCTTTACTTTAGCAGATTCAGATTGAAGTTTTTTTATCTCCTCTTCAAGTTCCTTTTTCTCTTTTTCCCATTCTTCTTTGGATTTCTGCAGAGCTTCTTCTTTTCGTTTCCTGCCGGCATATTCACCTGCAACTTCTTCTTTGATTCTTTCCTTTGTGTAACCCTTTACTACAGGATCATCGATTAAAGCATCACGCCCAAATATTTCATTCGGGCTTATGCCTTCATCGCTCACAAATTTTCTTATTTCACTGAGCGTTGGCATTGTATCGCCTCCCTTGTTAAATTGTTGTTGGGATCGATTATACGCAAAAGCCTGGATCTGGGATAAAAGCGTGGCATTCGCAAATCCCGGCTTTTCGATCGCTGAATTGCCTAAGGCAATCCCTGTTATGTCCTTCACATCAATAGCTTCTACACTATCTTTAGAAGGACTAATATTGATGTTTGCCTCAATGGATGCCACATCCAAAGGCATACCTCGATATTCTGGATATATATAAGCTATCCCTATTGCAGATAACTTATTTTCCACCTTTTTTAAAGCCTTGCCGACAATCTCTCCTATAGGCTGCCGGCCTTCATGGCTTGAGTCTAAATTATGGCCATGAAATAATTTTGTTCCGAACTGAAGCTTATCCACTATTTTTTTAATAGCAGAAGAAAACCAATTTTTAACGACCTGCCAACCTCCGACCTGCTTTCCAGTTGCCTCCCCTTCATGGCCTATGACATAAGCTCTAAATACAGGATTAGGGTCTTTTTCTTTTATCTCATGGTATATTTCAGAGGGTATAACATTCATTATTTCAGAAGCAGCCATATTCTGGAGTTTGGCTAAAAACTTCATTTCTTTTCCCCCTTTTTTGCTCTGGCAGCTCTAGCTTTAGCCATACGTTCCTTTATTTTTTTCTTTTTTATGTATTCCTCTTTTTCTTCAATGACTTTAATCCGGGTCAATCTATCTGCAACATCTGAATCATCACCAGTTATATTTGTGCTTAATGTCTGGCTTTTTATTATCTTCTCTGGCTTCTCTACTCTAATGCTGGCATCTATATTTTTTGTCGTGACTCTGGATGTTTCTTTTTTCCCGCCATCTAATTCAATATTTATTTTATTTGTGTTTATCATCATTCCTCCCTTGCCGGCTCAAATCGGCCATCATGTTCCCTGCAATGTTTCCTAGCCTGGGCTATTGTCCATTCTTTTGTTGGATATCTAAAAGCTTGGGCAGTAGTGGTTTTTTGACCTTTAAGCCTTCCAATAATAATATGAAAAATTTTTCCTTCTGCCTTTTGAGATATTCGCCGAAAACTTCCTTTTTGAAAAGAATCTGGCGATTTCAAACGACAGGAGCTTTCATTCGGATATGGCACTTTCCCCACCTCCAAATAATTTATTTTCTTCTTTTTCTGCTTTAAGATCATCATTCTCTTTCATAATCCGCTCTATTTCACTTTTTTCCTTTTCCGCTTTTCTCTTTGCCTCTGTATCAATGTCTATTCCAGGCACCTTCTCAAGAAAAGCTTCATCAGATATCTTGCCCGCCATAGCTGCAGGTAAATATACTTTCTCAAGATGTTCCCAATGCTCTTTAGTAATAAGCGGTATCTCTACCCCTATTTTATCCGGATTCAGCTTCTTTGCAGCACTCATCCCTTGATTAACCTTTTTATTATATAAATTCATAGCCTTTTTTATCACTTCTTCATAAGCACCTTTCCAGGTCTTTCTCTCCTTTGTTACTCCTGCGTTTATCATCTCCATAAGGTTTTCAGCAGTAGCTCTATTTGACATAAGATTCGGGAAGCCAAGATAATGGACAGGGATTCCAGTAGTCCCGCTTATTAATTTAGCATTCGTTGTTATTTCATTTTCAATCGACTCGACATTGCTTGTATCCAGGGTGATAAAGTTTAATTTGAATGTGCCGGCTAATATCTTCTTTACCTTAAAATTTTTATTACTGAAAGCACTCAATGCTTCTTTTACCTCTTCATCAGTTTCACATTCAGCATATAGAATAGGACCTCCGAATATCCGGTTTATCTCTCTCCAGTCTCTTAATGCTTTATCTAAATTCTCTATCTGCGTTAAGCATTTCATGACCTTTGGAGCTGCCTCGTTCGGCTTGTAAATGCGGCCTCCGAATTTCTTATAAACAAATTCCTTCTTCTCTAATACCTCTTCTTTTTCTTTATCTTTCGGCCTCCATTTAAGCCGCTGATAATCAAGGTAATCCTGAGGGCTTGTCTCTACTGTATAGTTTTTTTCAATCCAGCTAATATACCGGACACTTACCATCCATCTTTCTTCTTCTTTTTCCGCATCCTTATCTTCTTCAAGTGCCAACTTAAGTGCAATTTTCCCCTCTATTTCCGCTTCTTTTGCAAACTCCTGTGCTACTTCTTCATCAAGGTCATTATACTCTAAAAATCTCTCAGCCCATTCCAGCTCTTTGTTTGCGTTTTTGTCTTTCTTTACAATGACCAGGCCTTCCCCTATTGTAAAAGCAGCTCTCAAGTCTATTATAATCCCTGTCTGCAGGGAACCCCAGTCTGCTATACCTCTGTATTTTTTATCGACCTCAGAGATAGCCGAGGAGTAAGACGTATAAGAATTCCCTTTATAAGCAGTTGCCTTTTCAGTGATAGATAATATATCGTCTTTAACCAGGTGCTGAAGTTTGGTGACTTGATTCTCAAGTTTTGTTACCCGGCCTTTTTGTGAAGCCACTTTATATTTCATCATTTGTACATTTGCTAAATTCTTAATTGTATTTATTATTGCCATATGTCATCTACTCCTATATCGGGTATCCCAGCTCCACCTTTTTTCACCTTCCGATTATAAAAACAAAGAAGAAAAGCATCTGCGTAATCTGGGGAAGGAAACCCTCTTGATTTATAATCATCCTTGCTTTCTATGACACGCCTTCCCTTTTTATCCAAAGATTTATATTTCCGGTTAACCAATTCTTTTTGAAGCCTTGTTATTTCAGGACAGGCTATTTCGTGGATTATCTTTCCTACCTCAAACCACATCTCGCTTATAGTGTTTGGATATTTGTCCGGTTCATTAGCTTCTGCTGCAAAGTTTATTGGAATTATTTTATATCCACGCCTTTGCATAATATCTGTCAGGCCGCCCCCCACTCCTGTATCGTCTATCTTTATGTGAAGTTCTTTATCATGAGCAGCAAATATCTCTAGTTCATCAGCCAGAAATTCAAGTTTCTCAGTTGGGGGCATTTGCTTTGCTGATATTTTTTTATGATTGAGATACTTCATCCCTTTTCTCTGGAAAAACAAAGTATCATCAGACCCCCCCCTTGCTACATCAATGCCTATTTCCTTCTGGCCTTCATCGTTGAATTTAGAATCATTCCAATTAGCAAACATCTTTTCGGTTTGGCTTAACTTTATGATAGTATCTGCTCCCACATCAACTATCTGACCATTGACTTTAGTTAGATATAACGCAGAATCAGTTCCCCATTCTTTTTCACATTCTTTCATATAATTTTGATCTGCTATTTGGATATTTACATCTTTTGGGGATACTTCTGCTCTTCTAAACCTCTCCGGGTGTTCTTCATTCGGAATATCTATGTATCTGAATTTCTCTCCAGTTATATATGGGGAATCTTCAGCTTTTATATGAATCTTATTCCATCCATTATTATCATTTTCAAATATCTTGTAATACTGCTCTCCGACTTCCACGCCATCCGTCGTAGAGATAACAAGCCAACGTATAAACCCCCCAGTCATAAGGCCTCGGACACTATCCCAAAGCCATTGAGGGACACCTTTTGCCTCATCAAATATGAAAAGTATTTCGGGGGCATGCCAACCTTCAGCCTTTGCCGGCCGGTCTGTTGAAAAGCCTATTGCAAAGTGATCTGGTTCAGAAGTTTTTATTCTGTTTATAAGGCATTCCCCTTCTAATCTTATCCGGCTGTTTTTATATATCTGATTTATTTCAGCCCATAAAAGATGAGCCATTTGAGAATAAGTCGGAGCTGTAGTTATTACTTTGGATTTTCTGAAACAATTAAGAAACCATACTGCTACTTCTGCCGCTGTATATGTCTTCGAGCTTCCATGACAGGCTCTTACTGCTGTTCTTTTATTATTCCGGACGCTTTGAAGTATTTCTCTTTGTTTAGACCATGTCATATGACCCAGGGCATGCTCGGCAAAAAATACAGGATTATCTTTATATTCTTCAAAAAGAGTTTTAAAGACTTGTGTGTTTTCTTGTGCTATTTCACTTTGAGTCTGCATTTTTAAAACCCTCAATAGATTTGACTAAATCTTCAACGGATAATTTATGGTTTATTTGACCTGAATGTTCGATTCTGTCTATAAACATCCCTAGATGTCTCCCTAGTAATTCAAGAGCTTTTATTTTACTATGGAGCTTAAAGGTCACTTTATCATAAACTGTTACCTGTTTTCCATCAGCGTCTTCTTTAATAGCCCTATCTTCTTTAATTGATTCAAGAGCCCTAGACTTCCCTTTCTCCATTTTCTTAAATGCTTTTGCTATTATTACCCCTGTATTTTCATCTATATCAATATAATCAGCTAAATCTGAGAAGGCTATTAATGCAAGTTCGTATATAACCTTATCCTGCGTTATTTCGGTTCTCTCTTTTCTTTCCTCGATAGCTTCCTTGATTTTCTTTTGGATGACTGGTTTTGTTAGGTTTTCTTGTCCGATTTTCCTTGCAGTCTTTTTGCTATAACCGGATCGTATTGCAGCCTGAGTAGCATTCAGGTCTATTAAGTATTCCTGGCAGAATCTTTTTTGTTTCTCAGTTAACTTCATTTCACTTTCTCATACAGTTTATCCAGCTTGTCAAATATCCTCTTATGGTCGTCCCGGTTTTCCTCTTTCATACCATTTATCATCTTACAGGCCGCATCTATGGCTTGCTTGTTCAAGAGGCTTCGAGTCCGATTTTCCACAATCATGTGATAATGGTTCTTATTATTGTTTCCTTTTCCGTTATTTTTCTTCTTTGAGATTATGTTCATAGCCTTATCTAGAGCCACAAATGCCACTGTTATTCCCATGCCGATATATAAATAAATCTGCCCCCCTGCCTGTGTTATCTGCTCTTCCATTTATTTTATCCCCCTTCTTAATCTTCTTACTTCAAGCTGTAATTCTTTTACATATTTCAGAAATTCGGGATTAACAATAAAATTCCCATCTTCTGTTATCCCTAATGGATTTGCTTTTATTATCGCAGGCGGGTTCAAGACATCATATGAATTCGGATTCAGATATGGCTTACATGACCAGGAGAGAATAAGGATACTGAATATAATAAGTCCGGTTAACGTACGTTTTTTCATTTTCCCCACAGCCATTTTCTTACTTTTTTAAGAGCCTTTTCTTGAGCTTCTTTTGTCTCTGCTTTCAGTGCCTTTGCTATGGCTTTTTTAACTCCCTTCCGCTGGCGGTTATCCCCTATGACATATATCCAGTCCTCTATTTGCTCTTTCAGGTCGAATATTCTATTTAGCAATGTTATTATTTCTTCAAAGTTCATGGTTTTCCCTTAATATTCAAAATGATAAATGTCATCCAGGCTTATCCAATCTCCTCCCCATCTGCCTCCAATCGATTTCCAGAATGCACCCAAGACATCGTATTCCGGTATATGATTCCAGATTGGTTTGTTATTAGGGTCTATAATGACAATGTCCCTAGCTCTGTCTTTCTGATGAAAACTCTTTTTATCATACCCATCGCACTGGCTTTTGCCTTCGAGATAGAGCTTATGCTGTTCTCCAGCCGTACGGGTATATGATGTACAGATAAAGTCTATGTTTTGGGTTTGGGCATATAGGGTAAGAAGGGCAAACTTTTGATTAAAAATTGCCCGCTTGCGTGTATTAGAATTATTTGCCATCACCTATAAAAATAGGGATAAATAATAATAAATGCAAATATTTTTTAAAGGAAGGTTTGTTGTTAGGAAGGGTTTATATGGGGAATTTTAAATATTTATTTTTTCTTATTGTTATTTTTTTCTTACCTTAGCAAAACATTCTCTAGAACAATATTTCCTATGGTGATCCTGGGAAGGAAGTATATAGAATATTTTCCCGCAGAACTCACATCGCTTTCTTACTCTTGTTGCTGACTTTCTGCCTTTTTTATGAGGCACATTCTTTTTTGACATCTCCTGCATATAGGTATTTTTATTTCTCTCTATGTAAATTTTATGGATTTGAGCATCGCAAAATTCGCAAGCGTTTTTCTTCCTGCACTCCTCAATCCTGCGTTGTGCTTCTTTTTTCGTAGTGGGTAACCACCTTGCCGAACCCCACTCACCCCAGACATATAAAGACCGGATGTCCATTTCATTATCAGATGAGCATGTTATCACATAACAGTTTATCTTTGCCATTTATTTTCCCTTTATTTTAAATTCAAATACCTTTGCATTGCTCTTTGGTTTGAAGTTTTTATTTCGCTTTTTAGCCTCAATCTCTTTTTGGAAAACAATCGCATCGCCACCAGCACCACAGCCAAAACAATGATAAAGCTGATATCCATCTTTAAATACCCATATAGTGAAAGATGGTTCTTTTTCTTCATGAAATGGACATAAACCTAAATATAAAACACCTTTTTTATCCTCTTTCTTTTTCTCTAGTTTTGTATACTTTGATGCTAGTTTTAATAAATCAGGTTTTTTCATTTTGTTTTCCTTTCAGTTTAAACTCTCCTTGCCTTGCTTTGCCTCGTCTCGCCAGGCCTCGCCTTGCCTTGCCCTGTCGCGCCGCACCGCACCTCGCCTTTTTATATCTTCACTTCAAATAAGCCAAAATTACCTGTTTTCTCTTTTCTAAAAGCACCTACTCCAATATGAAATCCAGCCCAATTAAGAATATTAACAATCTGCTCTGCTGATAATTGCTCTTTATTATATTCAATTTCAACATCTACCGACCAATCATAAAAAGCATTTCTCATTATTTTTCTAGGTGATCTGTTTCGACCTGAAGTCCTTCCCCAGTGAGTCAATACTTCTTCTTTTGAATATTTCAACGGAAGTATTCCACCTTTAATAAGAACGCCTTCTTTGACATTTCTCATGCCACCATCTTTTTTCTCAATCAAATAGCTTGAAGCCCGAACCATCGCCTGAAAAATCGCCCTTGATGGAATCCCTTTTTTCCCGTCTTCTGTGTAATAATATTTAGCTTTGACTTTCTCTTCTTCTGGGACATCATCTTTTTTATAGCTTTGCTTTGATTTGATTTTGTTATATCTTTCAAGGACTTCTTCATCCATAGGTTCAGGCATATATGGAGTTTTGCCCTTAATTGTTAATTTTAAAACTTCCGTCTGGATTGGTTTTAAGTTAATGCTTCTTGTTTTCATTTGTTTCTCCTTTTAATTTCCTTGCCTTGCTTTGCCACGACTCGCCTAGCCATGCCAGACCTCGCCGAGCCAAACCTTGCCATACCTTGCCTCGTATCACTTCTTATGTGCGACTTTCTTTCGCATTCAAATTATCACCTATTTTCTTAATAGCCTCAAAAACAGGCTCAAATTCTTTATAATCCTCATACTTGGATTTCCAATATAGAAGCTGATTATAAGCTGATTCTACTACCTGCGTCCTTAGGGAATCATCTTTTAAAATCTCATCTCTTAATTTGTATTCCCTTTGTCCCTTACCATCCTTGATTTCTACACGAACATTTTCAAAAGCATAATATTCTTTGTCTTCGACAATGATTTTGACTTCATTGATAATCACTCTTGCCTGTTGAAGTCTCCATAAATAAGCAGCTTCTTTGTCATCCCATCTGAATAATGAATGCAAAGGATTGCTTTTCTTTTTTGCCTCTTTTAATAAATTCTCAGCGGTCAAACCTTTTTCCTTGTGTATCCTAAAAATTTCATCAATGACTTTTTTAGAATACTTTTTCGTAGTTTTATATTCCATTTATACCTCCTTAAAATCACTCACAAATTCCTTTTAATCTTCATAACCCCGATGGTCACAAACGTCCCGATGATGATAGCAAAAGCCAGAAAGAAGAATATTTTTATCCAAATCATTTATCCCTCCTGTGAGACCTCCAAAGAAACAAAACTGTCCATAAGTATCCGGCTATAAGACCGAGTATTACGAACAGTTTTGTTTTCATTTTAATCAGCCCGCCCTCGCTCACCCCTTTTGAATTATTCGTCTTCTTTTTCTTTGATTTGCGATAACAGCAGTTTAATAATAGGCTTTACGATTTTGTAAAACCCATTTGCTTCGGCTGTGACAAGGATTCCATAAGCCACAAATGCAAGCCAGCTAAATGCTTCGTTCTGGAGTAAATAGAATCCGGTATAAAGGAACGAACACACAGCACTTAGCACAATGACCAGTACGCCCTTAATTTTAAGCCATTCTTTAATAGCCTGGATCGCTGCGAATAGAACAAAACCAAATACAGCAAGATTTGTTATCGCATCCACAACAGCATCATCGATCTCAAAGTCTACACCGGCCGCCAGGAGGGGGATCGCAAATACCAAAAAGAAACATATACCTGCCATGACAAGTAAATTCTTTTTTCTCATTTGTCTCTCCTTTCGTTAAAAAATATTTTTAAAACTTCTTCTCATCCAATTTTTCACATGTTTTTTAGTCTAATTCATTTAGGATATCATCCAATAATTTACCTGTTCTTTTTAGGACTCTCGTTAAATTGCTACTATAATTTTCTAATCTGCCTAAAAAACCACCTTTCTCTATCCCTGTTTCTTCTTCATACTCATCATTGACAACCACTTCCCCAAGTAATAGTTCATGAATACGTTGCATTTTAACATTCATCTCTAATGTTCTGTGTTCAATTAAATCCATTTCTTCCAGAATTAATCGTCTCCTTGATTTTTTTGAAGGAACCATTCCTTCGTTTGGGTCTTTTTGCATTTTTTAATCTCCTTTCGTTTAATTGATTTATCCTCAAGCCCAAAGTCTTCTAAAGTATAGACCTTGACCCTGGGACGCCAAATCATTTGTTTGCCGCCTCTCTTTTTTTTCACTTTACGCCAGCCGATAAGTATCAACATAGCCCCTGTTTTTAACCATAATTTGGATACAGGATTAGCTAAAATATTTCTATCATGTTCAGCAAAATTAGAACCACAAGACTGGACTCCAATAATTTTATTTTCCCCAATAGCTATAATATCTAGCAAGCCCATAAAGTCTTTCCTAAACCCGCCACCGGGATGTTTTGGGTTTGGGATCCATCGCTCAACAATATCACATTTATAATCTTTTTCTTTTAAATATTTAAGCGTCCTTTGGGTGTTTGAGAGGCTCATGTTCTTAGCTCCTTAAACAAAGACCCGAAAATCCGCTTTCTTGCCATTTCGGCATATTTGGGATTAAGCTCGATTCCTATAAAGTCTTTACCTAGTTTTTTCGCCACAAAGCCAGTGGTGCCGGCTCCGATGAACGGATCTAAGACTACCCCAGGTTTGGGACAGCAGGCTTTTATTGGTGTCTCTACTAGCTTTGGCGGGAAGACCGCGAAGTGAGCTTCTGGAAACGGCTGTGTGTTGATGATAAATACGTCTCCTGGATTTTTGCCGTTAGGATTTGGTCTCATATTCCTATCTCTGTAAGTTTCTTGCCCGGTTCCCTTGTCCCAGGTTGATTTTCCTTTAGCCTTGAGGCTGTTTCCGCCCCAGCGATTTAAAGGTTCTGTATAAGGCTCCCGCACCGCATCGAGGTTAAAATAATACTTCTTGCTTTTGCTGAACATAAAAAGATGTTCCCATTTGTTAGTGAATCTATCCACAACGCTTGAAGGTATGCCGTTAGGTTTGTACCAAACACCTTTGTTACGCAATATCCAGCCGTCTTGAATCAATGACCAGGCAAGACGTTCTGGAATCATACAGAGACACTTGGATGGTAAGTTAGTCTGTCCTGCTTTTTGCCCCTTATATCTTTCTTTGGGTCTTGCCCCTAATCCCTTGGTTTTTCTATAATCATTGCTCCCACAATTAGAGCCACTGTAAGTATCCCCGATATTTAGCCAAAAAGTCCCTTCTTTTTTAAGCACTCTTTTAAGCTCGTGAAAAACGATGGTCATATGTTCGATATACATTTCCGGAGTCGGCTCAAGCCCTAACTGTCCTTTCCATGCACCGCATTTTTTACAATAGCCTTGTTTCATCTCTGGTATCTTTATCGCCTTGTCTTGTTTTTGTGAAAACGTTGGAGAATTCTCCCACCTCTGATTAAACCCTTCATTCCAATTTGTTTGTTTTGCCTTCCTAGTTATATTCATCCACTCGTGCTCACAGTCCTTATCACCGCCGAATATCTGTTCAATACCGTAATCCCGTAAGCCCCAGTAGGGAGGCGAGGTTATAGCCATATCCACAGATTCAGACGGAAAGGTTTTGAGTACGCTTAAGGCGTCCCCGCAAATCACTTTATTTACAAAATCATTCGGCCATCTCATAAAACAGCTCCATCTGGCTTTCCCCATCCATAAGCTCTGTATGAGCATCGCTTACCATCCGCCATCTCTCAAATAAGGGGATAGCCTTCTTTTTCAGGTATTCCCGATATTCTAAAACTTCACTTTTCCGGATAGGCCAGAAGCCTCCCTTTTCACACGTGCATATTGGAAGCTCGCTGTAGATGTCCCTAAACTTCCTGTCCGATAGCTCTGTATTTCTGATACAGCTCAAGAATGCTTTGTTTCATCCGTCTCCTCACCTACAAATTTAAGAATTCTAAATTCCCCCAATTTCGACTCCCACTTCAAGACCTCTGCGTTTATTTCCTGGATTTTAGTTTTAAATATTTTAACTAATTTTTCATTTGGGTTTTTGTCCATTAATTTCAGAAGAGTGGGATATTGTTTCTTCCAGTCTTTAAGCCCAATAGATTTTTTTTGTGATTTAAGATAAATAAAGGCTCTTATTGGGTGCTCTGCATCGTAAAAATTATATTCTTCATGCCAGCTAAAATAAATTCTTACGAAATCAGACTTCCAAGTCCTATAATCCTGTTCTATTATCTTGGGTCTCCCATAATCAAATAGGTCAGCCTTCTCAAAATAATATTCATGGGCAATCTCTGCAAATTTCTCTAACTCAACATATACTTCAAACGACTTGTAATCTCGCCCATTAAATGAATTACACTGAAGCCCATAAGTAGACTCTGGAAATAAGTTAAACATTTTTTCCAGTGCTTTCTTATGTTCCTTAAATGATTTTTCAATACACTCTAATGTTATTTTACTCATTTTGCCTCCTTTGTTAGTCTCTAAGTTCTCCGTAAGTTTTTCCACAATCCACAAATTTGCTGAACCTGTTCTTTTGTGAGTTTAATATGATTTTTTTTAAACGTAAGATAAACGTCTCCTCTTGGGCTTACCTCTAATAACAATTTTCTTTTATCTCTTATGATGTCTCTCAGAACCCAATTTGTTGTAATTGTCGCCAGGTTTCTCGTATTGGATATATTAGAAGGGGCTGTTCTTCCGTCTCTATGTACGTATATTAAAAATGATTGATACCTTTTCATTTCACCTCTCCCTTGATAACCTCTCTATTGAGACATCCACCATCTCATTACTTCTTCTGATGTTTTCCATTTTGTTTTTTTTCCTTGTCTTTTTCTTTCTTTAAGCATGTTTTCAAACGCCCGTAAATATACTTGCTTGTATTTTGGATATAGTCTGAATTCTTTTTCTCTTTGCTTGATACTTGCAAGTGGGCATCCTATACACCCTAACCTCTTGAACCCATTATCATACAAGGAACAATATGGCAATTTATTATTTCTTATATAACTCCATATCTCATCATCACACCAATCTAATAATGGATTAATTATAATTTTCCCCCTCTCTCTACATACTTTTACATGACGATCTTTACGATTCCTGGAATCTGATCTTTTTACGCCGGTTAATATTATCCTTCCTTCCCCACCTCTCTCTTTTAGCTTTTCGCAACAATAACGAACCTTCCTCGTTGGGGGCATAAGTTTTTTAGGGATTAATTTCCACATTGTAATTTTCGGCTTTTCCATAGCCACAAAGGGGTAAAAATCTCTAATAAACCTTACAACTTCCGGCGGATCGGCTGTTGTAATCTGGTAATGTGCATCAAATTTTACTCGCGATTTTTTGGCTAAGTCATATAAAACAACAGAATCCTTGCCTCCGGAAAATGCTAAGTAATAACCTTCTTTTGGTTCATATGTTTTTAGGATTTTAATAGAATTATTAATCCTTTCGTCCATAAAAAACATATTTTGTATCTTCATTGTCTAATCTCTTGATAACCTCTCTATGTCCGGACTAGACCCCGGCATCCAATAGGCATCAAGCTCCAGCTTTAGGGCATCCAGCCTTTTATTTAGCTCTATTGCTTCGTCCGTTATGTCTTCAAACTGCTCTATCCTGTCCGGTTCCAGGATAACGCCTTGCCAAAACTTTTCGTTTTTCCATTCAATATATACCCCGCATAAAACGCCAAATACAAAGAACAAAAAGCCGAATATTGCTATTAAGGTAAATGCTTTATTTTTTGTCATTGGATTGCTCCTTCCTTCCCCAGGCTTTCACTATCTTTTGATGAGCATCCAAAGGCAATTCACTGGTGATTTTAAACGTTTTCCATTCTACAAAGCCTCGTAATCTCTGTTCCTTTACTGTGATAAATTGACCTTCTTTTTCTGCAGTCATCCTTAAATCATCTTCCCCCCAAATAACTATAATCTCTTTTGGTTCACTTTTCATTTGGTTGCTCCTCCCAATATTTTTTAGACCATTTTGATATTTCTATTTGTATTTCGTTTTCGTTTAAGCCCTTTTTAGCCAATCCAGCAATCTTCTTTTCCCTATCTTTCCAGTAATTCTGTTCTTTTGGGGTTTGCTTTGAAATGCGTTGACCTGGCTCCTTATATTCAAAATTAATAAATTCCTTCCAGCGGTTCTTGTTAAGGAATGTTTTCGGATACATCGGAGCCTGATCGAAATTATTTTGAATTCGTTGGTATTTCAAAAACTTTAAATATCCCTTTAAAGCCTTGATGATGTCAGAAGATAACCCCTGCCGGCATCGCACCATAAAAGTTTCTTTAGCATCTTGCTTTTGTGTTTTTCGTGGATACAGATCCCAAAATTCTTTAAATTCTATTTCAAAAAGAGAAGAATCTTTTTTGACCTTTTCTTTATTTAATTTTACTTTACTTTCTTTTACTTTACTTGTGCTGGAGTTCTCTGGAGTAACTCTGGAGTAACTCTGGAGTAACTCTGAAGTTATTATAGAACCTTCTTTTGGAGATGGTATTTTAGAATCTGCTTCTCTATCTTTCCTTATTATTTGATGTTTTTCAAATACAGTGAATTCAAGATAATAATCCCCATCTGCTTCATATAATATAATAAGCCCTTTTTCGGCCATATCCTGAAGATAATCCCATATTTTTTTCTTTGTCATCTTTAGACGTGGAACTACATGACCTTTCACAACATCAGGATCTGCGGAAAAACGCCCTTCAACATCTAAATGGGGAATTAGCCAGGTATATAAAAGACGTGCTGAATCTGATTTTAATTCAGGCAAAGTTCTGCTTATTGATATCTGTTTTTTTAACATTCGTCCCTCAGGCATTTTTAAAATCCTTCCTTCATCCCTTAAGTAAAAAAGCCCCGCCATAGCCATGCGGAAACATTTGGATATCCTGAATAGGATAGACTATGAACGGGGCATTTGATTCATTTTGTTTCATTGGTTTGTTTCCGCATACTCCAATTTTATATCAATCATTTTTTTATGTCAAGAAAAACTTTATATTCTTTCACTCTTTTAATAAATCCGGATTTTGATAAATATTGCCAATTACCTTTAAGTCATCGTGAACGCATAGTGGCTGTCGGAAATTAGGAAAACCAGGCATCATTGCATTTTTAGTCACAAAACAACCGCGGTCAAAAATTATCACATCTCGAATTGCATAATTTGTAACTATATCCCCCTCATAAATTTCCTTCCCATTTTTATCTTTAAGCCCCGTATATTGCATTGGAATATATCTATTTGTTTCATCACTATCCATATCGTATGAATCCCATTCGTAAATTACCCCATCCCCATCAATCATTAAAGCCACGTCTGACATTTCCTTGTTGGCTGTATCCCAAAATCTATATTTAATCTCTATCATATAATGCCTCCCATAAAATCAATACTAGGCTCCCAGATCCATAGCCATAAAAGGATAATAAACATAACCAGGATAATCAATCCAAAGAGACAAAAAAGGATTTTTTCAATGGGCTTCATTTCCCCTCCAATTTTTTAATGCCGGACTTGAGATCATGGATTTGTAAAGATGATTTTGAAAGATGTTTATTTGCTACAGCAGACGGCCAAAGGGATTTATCCATAAAATCCATCACCATTTTTTTATGACTTTCGGCCTTCTTTAGCTCCCTTTTTAAAACATGAATTGCATAGCTTTCTTTCATGTCTCACCTCTTAAGATAAATAAAGGGGGCAAGCCCTTTCGAACCTGCCCCCGAAAAGGAGGGTAAAGATGCTTAAGCCTCTCCCAGGTTTCATTGTTTACCCTCTTGCTTAAAATGGAATATCATCCTCTTAATTTCTTCCCATTTACTCGTTTTCCTCTCCTCCAAACAAGGTTTCGTCGTCTCCTTTTTCTATTAGGAATGATTGAATTTGTCTATTATAGAAATCAATAGCTTCTGCAAATTCACCTGGTGTCTTCAGCTCCTTTATTCTGTCCTGTTGTTTTGGCGTGGTCTTACCTCCAGCTTCGTAAAATTTGTCAAGCACCCTTTCGAGATCTTCTCGGTATTTTTTTAGTGCCTTAATCTCAGCGTCCTTAAATCCCTTTTCTTCAGCGTCTTCTTTAAATCCATTTTCTGGATAAAAAAGATCGTCTTTTGACTCATCAGGTGCGGGGATCTCGGCTGGCATCAAAGCCTTCTCTGGTTCAATTTGCCCAAGCCGCTGAATTTCCCGGGCTGAAATATTATCCAAATCAATTTGAAGCGTATAATGTTTTCCGCTTTTTGCCTTTCCGTCCTTTTCGATTCGTTGTGTTGTGGTTGGCACCCGTTTAAGAATTAGTGGTATCATCCGAATCCGCCCAGCTAGAGCCTTAATGTAATCAATCCCACTGTTAATATCCACAATGGAATTCCAAGAGCTTGTTGTCACCTGCCAAACTCCAGCCCCAGCGACATCTGGAAGCATAAATTGTAAAATTCCGATCCGCTTACATTTTCCTTCATCTAAATAATGACAGGGACATTCGATTTCTTTCATGCCTCCCAAATCCTCATCCCAGGTCATAGCTTTTTCCCCATCTCCTTTGCACTTCAAAAGACTGTACGAATATCGTTTATAATACTGTTGGAAGAAAACCCCTGGATTTTCAACCGGAAACATTATCTTGAGTTCCTTTGGCTTCTCTCCATAGACTTCCTGCACTTTGGGCGGACACACAAAATAATCCACTTCATGGGGGTATTCCACCCCCTTGTCATTTTTCTTTTTAATACCCAGGTGAATCTTCCCAAGACGAGGAAGCCTTCGCCTATCCGTTAGGTTTTTAATCGGCATTTTTATCCTCCTTTATTTTGATCCTATCTTGATATTCAATCTTTTTAGCCCTTTCATAAATCTCCGGATCCAAAAGACCGTCTTTAACGGCCTTGCGAATTAAAGATATTTGAGGCTTGCTGAAAACATGCCAGCGATCATAAGCATGGTTTTTAAGGTATTCCAAATCCAAACTTATTCGTTTTGCAAATTCATGGACAATAAGTTTTCCATTCTTTGAAACCTGCTCTGTTCCCGTAGCTTTGAAATAATTCATAAGAAGCTTATGGACCTCATCCAGTTGCTCTTTAAGTCTTTTTTCTTCATCCTTGAGTTTGATATATTGTTCGGCTGCGGAATCTACAAGTTCTTTTTCTGGCTTCTCTACAGACTCGTCAGCTTTGAAGATCGGCTCTTCCTCTTTTGGTACTCCCTGCCAGCAAAAATCACTGAACCTGCAATACTGGCATGCAATTGAACCTCTCTCATACTGGCGCTGTGGAATCTCCTCCCTGTCAATAGCCTCTCTTAACTTTCTGAATCTACTCAGGATTTCTCTCATTTTTTCTTCATCAAAATCAATCTTGAAAACTCTATAAGGAAATTCAGAAACCTCTCCACGTTCTACATAGATAAGGTATCCGTAATCCAGAATATTCCTTTTCCTTTGGCTCCGACTTCTCTTGGCGCAATAGATATACCAGAGAAGCTGGTCAATCTCTTTCTGGTCTGGCTCTGCGGCTTTGAAAGCATACGGATTTTTGCTCTTGATTTCACCTACAGCCAAACCATTATTTTCTTTTATGAAGATGTCCAGTCTTCCGGTGACTTCAATCTCTAAATCCTCAAGCCCATATTCCATATCCCGAGGGCTGTCAATTACTTTTTCCTTTTTTAGCCTGTCTTGTATCTCTTCGTGGTATAGATCTCCATGCCGAAAAAGGACAAGAGTCTTGTCGGCAAGGGGTCTTTTTTCTTCCGGATGCTTAAAATGATAGTAAACCTCTCTGTCGCATTTTCCAACATCTGAAATATAAAAGTGACGCCTGGCTGTTCTATCCCTTTGTCCAGGGCCCTTAAGCCATTCTTCACGATAGGATTCCATAAGACTTTTTATTATTCGATTGTCTCTTCCTAATTCTTTTGCTTCCACAATCCCTCCTAATCTTGATAATTTCCTAAAAGGCAAAAAAACCATCCCTCTAAATCTTAGTTTTTCATGCTTTCAATCTCTGTCTTTTGAACGTGAAATATACTCATTTACTTTTCCTCCTTTTCAATTTTTTCCATCCAATCCCAACATTTCTCACAAAATCCATGCTCTCTGATTTTGGAATCTTCATCGAAAAAATAAAACTCACCACAGCAGGCACAGATTTGCCCTTCATGCTGGGGATTGAATTCATCCAAAAGCTCTGAAAAATTTGCCGGATTGATTCTGTCAAACAATTCTTTTGTCATAATTCCCTCCTTTCTTTAAATTCTTTTATCCAGGCTTCGTAATGCTCAACCTGAGCGATAATAGTAGCCTTTAGATATTGCTTTATTTTTTCTTTTGGGTTATCAACTTCAGTCATCATCAAAATGTTATCAACGTGCTCATCTATCTCTTTTTCAGTCATGATTCTTCTCTTTCCGGAATGTCTCCGGTATAGATATAATCCTCGCTGTCCCCGCCTCCCAAATCAAAACCAATATCAGTTGTTTCGTATGGATCTTCATTATGCCTTTCGCAGAACTCCTTCCATTCGTCCCAATCATTCGTATAATGTGTCCGTCTTTTTCTCATTTTCCCTCCTTTTATTTTTTTGCCGGCAAGGGTGCGGGCTGATTTCCCAACTGATAATGGAGTATAATTTCATCTGTGTCCTTATCCACCAGGATCCTCTCTCCCTCTCTACCATAGATAGGATCCCAGGCAAAATACGAGCCGGTGAACTTAAACTTTTTCCCTTTGTGATATTTGTATTGTTTTAGCATAACCCCTCCTTTATTTACTCAAGCCTTTGTATTCTTTTTTGCAAAGCCTCTATTTCTTTTTTGAGTTCCAATTTTTCGGCTTCGCTGATTTTAATAAGATTTAGATATTTTGCCACCCGTATTGTGTATTCATCTGATGGCTTAACATTTCCTTCTTGCCAATTAAAAATTGTTCGATAAGTTATACCGCAGTCTTTAGCAAGTCGATATTTTGTAACCCCCTTCCTCTTTAAGAGATTTCTTAAATTTTGCCCTCTAAGCTGATTTTTAAGAAGATTAAGGTCATTGGTATTTAAATTTTGCATTTATCACTCCTAGGGTATGGTTTCATTATATGTTTCCTATATATAATTTATAATACACCAGTGAAATGCCTTTGTCAATACCCAAAGCAAAATAATTTATACTCCCCTTTTCTCCAAATACGCCCTAACCAGCATCAACGCCATTTGCCCGGGCTTATTCTGCCCCCACAGCCACCGGCGTATAGTCTGAGCACTGATCCCGATCTCCCTGGATATAGCCTCTACAGATACACCGGATTTATTAATCTTTCTCAATGCTTCGATTTCTTTCATATTTTAATCTCTCCTTATTTTGCTTTTCCCATCTTTTCCCGTTATCGTACCATTTTTGACCGCAGACCTCACAGTATGAAAAGAACTTTCCATGTCTGCAATCAATGCCTCGGCTGATTTTGTGATTGTGACTTTTCATTTGCTTTCCAGTTTTCCTATTACTGAATCAATAAATTTGCGGGCTTTTTGAATTGTAGGAAATACTAAGTTTTTGTATGGTTTACCTTGTTGGTCAAGGATTAACCAATAATAGCCTTGATAAAATGACCTTTTTTGAATCAGCTTTAATTGTTTATATTCTTTCATTTTATTTACCATACGACTCAGAGTGCCAAAGACACTCCGAGTTTCTGCTTACGCTTCTTCAGGTATGGACTCGGTATCTTTTGCTATTACCGTTACTACTGTCTTGTGTAAATCAAAAATATGAGGCCCTTCCTTTAAACATTGTTTCGCATCTTCTTCGGATAATCCCGCTTTCTTCGCTTCTTTTTGAAACTCTTCAAAGCTATCTGTAATTGTCGCAATTACTGGATTCCCCTGGTACAAGTGAAAGATTCTTCTTACTTCTTTTTTTGTTTTTGACATTTTTATCCTTCCTTTATTTGTTTTGTTTCTTTTTTCTTTCATTGTTCTATATATAATATACTATTTGTATATACATTTGTCAAGTCTTTTTTCAAAAAAAATAGGGAAAAAATATGAAAAAAAATAAGATGTTTTAATTCCTGGTATAAGGAACGAGGGGGGTAAAATTATGGATTACTTCTCTATAACCATCCAATCCGTACAAGCCTCAGCCAGCATCTTGAAATGATGCGGAGAGGCGTTGCGATGATTTTGGATTCCGGTTCTAATTCCAATGTCACCCAGCATTGTATCCACAAGCTCTGAACAGGTATAAGAACGATTCTCTCTTTTTTTCAGCCATGCTCTAAATGGATAAAAGACCCAGAATATAATGGGATTAAGAACAAAAGCCAATCTTAAAGCCCAGAGAACATAAAGAAAAACATCATACTTTTTCCCTACATATTTAGGGAATATCTCAAGTAGTTTTTCTCTTTCCGGTTTTTTAATTTTCTTGTGTCTTATTATCATAAATTTCCTGGCCTTATTTAAAGCCTCATATTTCCTAACCACTAGCTTGACCTTCCACTTCTCAGCGGATATGTCTGATATTTCATCTATTGCGATCTCCACATGAGTAGGCGGATCTATAACTCCGAACACTGAAGTAATACAAAATGCGACAAATTTTGATATCCAGTTTTTACGCCAAATAATAATTATATCTCCGGTTTTAATCTTCATCGTTTAATTCTTTAAAGAAAAACTTCAGATCACAATTAGGCAATAATTCTATGTTCTGGGTAACGCAATGCCCGCCGATTATCCCATCAGGCGGATAGAGAATAGGTCTAATAAATTGAGGTCGTCCTATTGATTCATAGCCCTGATTATAACTTTTATTTGCCTGGGTATAGACATTTTTATAATCCACTCCATATTTATCACAAAGTTTTTTTACTTCTTTTGCATATAGGATGTTCCAACCGTAATACGTAGTACTTAATACTTTTGCCAGCTCAAGGCCGATTGACTTCCCAGCCCACCATTCCCATTTAATATTTAATTCTTCAAAATGACTTATGATGTCTTTTTTTGCCTGATTATTTTCTACGAAAGAAGATGCTATATATTTAATAAAGTGATTTTTCACTGCTTCGTAAAGATGGTCATGGCATCCTCTGATTGGTGAATAAAAAAGAATAGGGCTGACTGTCTTCTGTATGGAATTTGTCGTCCCTGGTTTTACAGTCGAATGAATAATTACATACTTAGGTTTATATGCTCTGCAATATCTTATAATCGATTCTTCAAAAAAATGGCTATAAGGAAAACAGGCGTGCATAATGAAATGATTTTTTGTAATTTGCCCTCCATTATGAATAGGGTCAAGGATTTCGCATTTGTTTCCAGCCTCTTTTTCAATCTTTAATATGACTTTTCCTACATCACCGTATCCAGCTATAAGTATTTTTTTATTCATTTATCCTTGTCTTTCTTTTTGGGTATTGTTTTCTCTGGCATTTTAAGCATCTTTTTCCGTACGAAATACCTCTCTGACTTATCAAACTCCCATTCACCTAATTCTTTCCGAGGTATCCCCAGCTCCTCTTTCATCCTGGCAATTGTCTTGCTAAATTCAATCCTCATTCTGTCAAGCTGTTGCTGAACCTGATTGATTTGATTGATCTTGATATTCAAAAGTTCCCTTTGGCTTTCTAATAATTCTTTTTTTCCCATTTTCACCTCTCCCTAATTTTTACCAGGGACACACTTTATCATTCCCTAATCGTATCCAGTCAAAAGCCTGAATAGGAACCGGAGTGCCAACAGTAGCTCCAGAATCTACTGCAATCCAAACGTTATTCAGAGCAGAGCCATAAGATAACTTATATAAGGACACCCAAGTTTCGCAATCCAGCGAGTAAAATCCATAATAATCAGTCCCGTCTCTTAGTATTCGTAAGAAAAATTTTTGACCAAAATTAACCAAATCATTGGTTCCGCCTGTACCATAATAATTTGAACCATCATAATAAAGGACTCTCATCCCGTTTGTCTGGCAATCTATTGAAATTACACAAGAATTCCCTGCTGTATGCCCACTATCGTCATCATTCAAGGATAGTTTTACCATTATTTCATTATTCGAAACGCCACCGCCATCTCTGGAAGTTCATAATCCTGCCTGATTTCAAATTCATCTCCATCGGTCGCTTGGACAAGAAGATGTCCACGTCTTGTTGATAAATCGTAAATATTTCCAGCATTTCCTATCAAATCTACGGTTCCTGAAGCACCATCAACTAACGTCCATTTTCCGTCAAGAGTGTCGGCTTCAAATTCATCGTCCGGCGGGTCATCTGCTGTCCCTTTGGGAGGCAATTCTTTTGCATTTATGAATTTTAATTCATCCTCGTCGTCTACCACAGCGGGGATATATCCTTTTTTATTAGTATAATTGGCAGGGGTATCAGTTAGATCAGTAAAAACGGATGCTCCCCCACCCCCGCCGCCTGCCTCTGCTATCCACCTGCTTGTGCCCGCATCCCAGGATAATACGTCATTGTCATTAGGGGTCTCTGCATTCACATCAGTCAAATCGCTGAGCTTTGGAGGGAAAGTCGTAGGAAACAATTCCTTATAAGCCGACTTAACAGTCAGCAGATTTGCCCCAGACTTTTGTACTACGATTTTAGCAGCCAGGACTCCGAAATCACTGACTAATTCCGGGACGCTATCAGGAAGTACTGCGTTTTCAGCTTCGGCCAGCTTATAGTTGCCTTGCCCATAGACCACGTTTATGTCGCTGTCAAAATGGATGTAAACCCAGTGGACTCCATAACGGTTTGCAGTAAGGGTAGCAAGAGCCCCAGAGCCATCATCGTAATGGGTATTGTCGATTTGCTGCTGACCTGTGACTTTTGTCCAGCCACCCCCACCGTCACGATACCAATAAGCGAACCTATCTGCCCCAGACGTATCCTGTGCCGAGGTCGTAATTCTATTTAACCCAAAATAGAAAACGCCGGCTCCAGAGGTCAGATACCTCTGTCCGGTCTCTGATATTTCCCCGCCAGAAGCACGCTCGAACCCTCTGACGCTTATCAGCCTTTCGTGTTCATTATATGCTAATTCAGTTAACCTAATCCCAAAACTTAGAATATGAAGCGTTGTCCCTTCCCGATATACCTTACCCAGGATAAACTCCGTCCGCCCGTCAAGCGTAGTCCTGTCAGTCGTTACCCCTATAACAGGAGCTCCGCCATTATAATCCATATAAACATAATTTATCTGATTATCAGTTAAGGCTATTCCCGTATCAGCGTCCCAATCAAAAGATTTCGTTGTTCCCGTAGCTGAATCAGATGTCTTTATAAACCCAGTCCCCGCTGCTACGTCTATTGTCCCGTTATGCGCTGCATTCTCTGTTATTTCTCCGCCACAGATACGTCCAGCAGATTGTATGATATTCAGCCAATCCTGAAAATCATCATAAGTCGGTGTCCCTATGACCTCTATCGGATGGTCATGAGCACCTACATCAGTTAATTCGGTATGGCTCACATAGCCGAATTCTATGCTGTCCTCATCGCTGTTTACTTTGGCTACTTTACCAGCACTCTCAGCAAAAGTAGAAGGCGTCCCCAGCAAGTCAGTATAAACCGATACACCCCTAGCTGCTTTAATCCGGACAGATTTTATTTGCCTTGAAAGCCTATCCCCTAAAGCCTCAAGCTCATTGAAAGTCGCTGGTCTTTGTCCATGCATTTCTAAAACCTCTATTTAATACGATAGCTCATCCAGAAGAGCCACGCAATTTACTGTCCCTGTACTTATCCTTTTTGTCAAACTTAACTGCCGAAATATGACAGTGTCAAAAGCCCCAGTCGCTGAATCAGCCCTATCTCTTGATATAAGCACTTTTTCAGTAGGCAGTGCGTCAAAGGCATAGCCGCTTACCTCATAGCTTATTTTTTTCTGGGGTACTTCTATTAGAACCATATAGATATCAGCCAAGTTCTCAGCATCTGAAGCGTCTTTTAAATACGTCTCAATAGGCAAAGTGCTTTTCCTTTTATACAAATATTGAGCTATATCAGATGTTGATTCCCTTTTTTTGAATTTCATCGAGGACGGGTCTTGGTCGTAAAGAATCTGAACCTTATAGTAAATGCTTTTGGCGTCTCTTATACAACTAAATGCTAAAAAGTCCTCGTTCCTAAGGTGCGTAGTCCCAGAGGGTACGCCAGCTTCATAGAAAGGTACAGCCCACTTCCCGTCTAGCTTTGGAAGGAATTTGAATAGAGCTCCGGATTCCAGCCGGGTCAATATCGTCTGAAAGGATTCTTCTCTATTGAGGTAAAGGTTTATTGGCTCCGGATGTTCTGTCTCTAAATCATCAAAAGAAGAGATGTCTAATAAATCAAGCGAGCGTTCCATAACAGTGACCCAAAAATGTTTTAGAACTCCAGAGTGCGTATCAATCAGATTCCCAAAATTATCTATGTAACCCTTAGCTCCCACCCTTACGTCTGAATCGCTTGTGAACTGATAATATTTATTCTGTAGAAGCGTTATTGCCGGATTGAAATCAGACACATCTTTCCTTTCAGTAAACCCCCCGACTCTTGTCTCCTGGTCATCTTCATAAATTGAAAGCCGAAAATAATTTGTAGGGTTCCCGACCTTTTTGACCCATACAATCACCCTGGTTATATAATAACTATCAGCCGGCATAAGAAAACTTTGTGCTATTTTTGTCCTTACCCCAGCATCCCTAAGAGGATAATCCGCATCATAATTGGATTTATCATGTTCAACGACAAGCTCCTCATCCCCGTCTAAAGTCTTTTTCCCATAGATTTTAAAACACAAGTCTATCCCAGCATCACCTACCCAATTATCAGCTCCGTCTATTTTATAATACTGACCGTCTCCATATCCAGCCCCGGAGTCTCCACCTACTTCCACATAATCAGCCCCGTTTATCCCAAAATCTCCCTGAAGCACAATGATATAAGTCTGATTCCCAGCACAATAAGGCATACCATAGACCGTAAACTGAGCATTAGCTAAATCAGTCTCATAGTTTTCATCTTCAGCAAGGTCGATTCCGTCTACTTCAACAGTGTCTATAGCCTTAATCTCACGATACGCTATTTGATATTTCATTATGGTCGTATCAATGCACACTGGTTCTATCCCGCTTTTTTCACCATAAAACTCAGGGATTACGTAGCCGTCTTTTCCAGAGTCCATATTCGGATAATTGGAGACCCAAAATTTATGCTTAGGAAGCATCTCTGTAATCATTGTTCCCTCGGATCTAGTATTTCAAAGACCACTTCTTCATCTGACCAGGTAATATTGCCGATAACCCCCCTATGCAATGTAGCCATATCCCCAAACCCCACCCCTAAATCAATCACCTCTAAAATAATGTTTTTCCATTCATAAGCATATATTGACAGCCTTTTGTCAAAATACCCGTCTGCATTTATAAGTTTTATATCCCCGAATCCCAGGGATATCCCACCTTGATAATAATCAGATACCGCCATATCTATATCCGGGAGATCCTCGCTTCTTAGATAAGGCAGGTAATAATGACCATTATAAATAACAGGCTCATCCTCATCCTGGATGTTTGTGTAGTATTCCCAGTGATAAGCGACCAGGAAATAACCACCGCTTACGCCTCCAGGGTCATCAGAACCGCTTGTATGAAGCCATAAATATTGATTATCCTCATCATAATAAAACCCCATACCACCTGAAAGGCTTTGGAGTTCCAGGAGAGTCGTACATTCAGTATAAGGCGTGCCATTTTCCTCTACTTCCACGACCACCTCATCATAATCAATACGCCAGCAATTCGTATATATTCCATGCTGTATCCAGGAGCCAGTATCAATACGTTTAGCCGGTTGGATTCTGACCATAAAGACTTTTGTCCAATCAGCCTTTTTTACGATATCTTCAAAGCTCATCTTGTTTCCTTGAAATGCAAAGTAGTATTTACCCGGTTATAAAGATATTCATATTCTAATGATTCTGAAAATGTTACATAATAAGTGCGTTTCCACCAATATCGATAATTCTCTATTATAAAAAACGGGATTCCTTTTCCTTTGGATTCGTATATATCCCAAATAGTATCATAGTCAGAAGAACTCAGTTTATCAAACGTGTAGAAGAAATCTCTAAATTTCCACATCGGCCTTTCTGAAATATGGCCTTCTCTATCTGTTTTGTATTCCTGGCTGTCTTCTTCATATTCAGGGCTATGACCTATAAAGTTTTGGCTTACCTCAAAATAATCACCCAGGAATATACGCCCTATTTTAAAGTGCGGTTTGCAATATGGAACCATATCCCTATCCCCTCTAGTGCTTATATCTTCTTCTCCAGTCAAGCTCCCTGTAACGCTTCCAGCAGTCATATATAACCGCCAATAACGATAATTCTGTTCGGCATCCCAAAAATACTCGATTAAAGTCTTATCATCTATTATTTCAAGCTCTTGATTTACAGCCGGAGTTCCCCATGCGTCTGCATCATTTGCCTGGATTATTACAGTAGAGCCAGGATTAAACCAATGATTTGCAATGACTAAAGCCCTTATAGGCTTTGCTTCCTCAAAATCAGCTTTTAGCCAAATCCCTTTTATTTTACTTTCAGCAGACCGCCAGCAACGGGAAAGCCAGTGATGCTGCGTGTCAGTGGCTGGGAATTTAAGCTGTTCGCTGTTTGTCGTTACAGTAGCTTCATCCCATTTATTATCCCAAAGGAAACGGAGTCTTGAAAATTCTTTTTCACTTACTGCCCCGCTTTCATTCCGTATTGTAAACCATAATTGATGTCTGAATACCCCCAGGCAAAAGGGGACATACCTTATATGCTTTCTATAGACACCCACGCACCAGGGTACATAACGGATTAAAGGCTCTCCTCTTGGCAAGTCATATATTGCAGAGCGTATGAAAGAACCTCCGTTAAAATAATCATGCGTCATCATTTAACCTATCGTTAATTTAAACCTTGCTATTTTTGCCTCTTGAGCCGCTCCTGATGGGTCAGCCCGTAGCCAAAAGGCTTTATATTCATTTTCAGTGAAAGAACCTAAGTTGACTGAATCACTCCAAGCACCAGGAGAGCCAGCCACATCCGGAGCTAGTTCCAGAATGTCCTCTGCATCCGTTCTATGGTCTGAGACAAAGCCTATGGTAACATCTTCTGTTTCAGCTTCCAGTGCTTTAAGATAATATTTTACAGGAGTAGAAGTCCTGTCTTTTGGAACAGAGCCTAAAGAAGCAGGCTCATAAAGCTCGATTCCATTTGAGTCGCAAAAAATAAATCGAATTCTTGGAGTGTAAACTATCGAATGCTGGGAATCCAGCCCATCTCCAGGAAAAGTAACATACGCTTCCCAGGCTTCGTCAATCAAATCAAACCTGTATATCCCATTATCATCATCCGTTATCCAAAATAAATATCTGTCCCCATCCCAGACGAGGGTATTACTACCATACGCCGAACCTAAATCAGTGGGCATAGAACCAATATTTGACCAGGAATTTGCACTAATATCATACTTATCAAATTTATCATCTTTTCTAGTTAGATAAATGTATTCTGGCGTCCCGCTCTCAGGCACTTGAGCCCAAACCATTCCTCTTGCATTCGAAACCCCATCCGCCCCATCAGTATTGGCTTTAACTGTCCAGTTTCCTGTAACCGGGTCAAGCATATAAAAATCTGCGGAACCTGCCACTGACCTGGCTAAAAATATGTTTCCTGGTTGATTATTAGCCCAGGGAGGCACTGCCGCTATAGTTGGGTCTGTGCTGGTATTGGCTGGCGGGGAAGGTTCAATTCCCCAAACTTTTGTTGCATAAGAGAAACTGCAAACGTTAAATGACTCATAAGCAGTTACATATATTTTCCCCCCAAAATCCTGCGTCATCATCCCGTAATCAAACGTATCAATTATATCTGGGTCTTGCGGATAATCAGATAACTCAAGCGTATGGATATTTAATCTCTTTTTAACATAATTTACATCAGCTATCGCATCTTGAATATAAATCCAGATATAAAAACCACCGTCCCATACGCCCATAGAATCTCCTTGAACATCAAATGCAGGGAGTTTCACCACATCAGACCATTCACCTGTAGCAATATTATATCGCTTCAAATATCTATTAGCATTATTTTCGACCCAGCACCAAAGGCTCTCATCTATTGCAGCCATTATAGAAGCTCCTCTGTTGTAATCGTAAGCCTGTTAAAGTTTTTTATTAAAGGGTCAAATCCCCAATTATCTGTATTCTGTACATAATATGTTACCAAATAAGGAGTCGCATGAATCGGGTCTTGACATATAAAATATTCTTTAGAAAGCCCTACTTCCTGCCACATCTCCCAAAACGTATCAAAATCATCAGAATTGATTGCCCCGAAGGAATAAGTCCATGCTCTATATCTTGGCTTCTGGTCGCTGGATATCTGCCCGCCTGTAGAACGCTTTACAGCAGAGAGGTCTAAAAATGCAGGGCTTTTTGATTGGAAATTATAATAAGGTTCAAAATAAGGACCTAAAAATATACGTCCTATTTCAAGATACCCATCAGGGTTTAGAGCATCTGTCATCACTATACGCCAGTAACGGTAATTTTGAGTGCTTGAGAAAAATTTAATGATAAGCCCGGATGTTACAGGAATCACCTCATCTAAAGCAGGAGCCCCCCAGACATCCGTATCGTTTGCCTGTATTCTCAGCCCATCACTGCTTTCAAGCATGCTGAAATTATGATTTTTTATAATAAATGCTTCTATGTCATAGGCATATCCCAAATCAGCTTTTATGTAAGCATCAGAAAGCCCGCCAGTAAGCCCTAACTCGCTCCGCCATGTTCTTGTATGCCAACGATGTTGTGTATTAGTTACAGGGAAACCTGATTCAGAGCTTGAAACAGATAAAGAGGCATCATCAAAATAATTCTTCCACATAAAACGTATATTCTGTCCGATCATAACCTGCCTCCAGCTATAGCTCCGAGGTTTATAGGAACATTGCCTTTTATAATATCTTTCTTTAATCGTTCAACTTTTTCAACAGTAAAGTTTATAAGATATTTATCATTTTTGGGAATGACCACAGGCTTTATCTGAACATTTATATTGCCCACGCTATCAAAGCCTGCTCTTGTTTGCTGTGAGTCCACATGGCGTATATCAACGATTTCACCTCTATGGGCTCTAAATAATTGCTCTTGAGCTTGAACATACCAAGTCCCCTCATCCTGTGCGGAGATCGCTCTGGCTCCCATCATTGAAGCCCCCTGAGCCCCTGAGGCTTCGTTGAAGTTTTTCATGCTTTTTATAAATTTATTATTAGAATCTCTTATTCCTTTTTCTAATCCAGCGATCCCGTTTCCTATTTTCCCGCCTAATGTAACAATGTCTCCTCCCAGACCTGTTAATCCTCGATTAAAATCTTGCCCTAATCGTTCAATGGGATCGGATGCAAACATATTGACATAAACAGTACCTTGAGTGGTCATGGCGTTATAAAGAGCACCTAATTTATCGTTAACATTCCATGCGGTCAATTTAATTTCATGAAGCTGTGCGTTGGTATTATCCATTTTAGCTGATTGATCCCATGCGATTGTCTCAAGGAGCTTATTCGTATAACTTAGATCATCACCGCCACTAAGAAGAGTCCCTAAGAATGTCCCGACTGCTGCACCCAAACCTAAAAAGACTCCTGAAAGAGATGAGGAAGCTCCTGCTGCTGCCTGAGCTGCCCCAGAAGCCGCATTGCCTATTGTCCCAAAAATATCATTGAATATACTTGTTGATTCAGTAAAAAGATTCCCCAAAAAATCAGTAACCCATTTTGCAATCATCTGGCCGACAATATCAAAAAACTGCTCTTTCATCCCTTCCCAAAGCTGATCCATTCCGTCTTTAAAGCTAGTAGCACCCGAAAGCATATCACTAAAAGTCGTTGCCCATTTTGTTTTTAGGCCGTCTGTCATCTGATTCCAGAGAGAAGTCGTATTTGTTATTACTTCTTCTGTCCCTTTCTCTACATCTTGTAATCCAGGGATTACATTATCATTTGCCCATGCTTGAACATCAGGTTTATTTAAATCCCATAACTGACCCATATCTATAGAGGATTGTCCTAATTGAGTTATTCCTTGTGAGACAAAATCAATCGCAGCGGCTCCTTCGTCAGCCCAATCTCTAATATTAAGACTCAATAAATCACTCAAATTTTCATGCGTTTTTTTGGTTTCGTCTCCTAGGTTTTTAGTTTCAATTGTAAATGTTTTATGGGATATTATGGTTTTATCTATTTCTTCCTTATTATCTTCTAAAGATTCTGTATATTCTTTATATCCTTCTTTAAGTGCATTTATAAGTCCTTTCCCAAGCCCTATGGTGGAATTAGCAGTCCGCATCGAGGATGTCCATTTTTCCCAGCTTTCCTTCCCTTTTTCTCTTTGCTTTTTAGCTTCTTCATAAGAAACATTAAGATTATCCATTTCTTGGACAAAAGCCTCAACTTCATGTTTAGCCTCAATCATGAGACGATTATTTCGCTCTTGAATCGTCTCCATACCAATAGCTTTCATAATAATATTGGTTTGTCTTTCTATAAGCCCATCATATCCTTTGGAAAGGCTTCCTATTGAAACTGCGATTTCTCCAAAAACACTACCAAGGGTTTTCATGGTTTTTTGGAGTTTAATGCTTGCTAATTCTAAATCCTCGGCACTTCCTACAGCTTCTTTTATTGGATTTATTAATCCTTCATAAAAGGCCTCTTTCCCTTTATTGGATACTACTTTTGCTGTTGCTAACCAGGTATCAAAAGTATCTATGTTCTTTTTAAAAGCCTCATCTGTAGAACCTGCCGCATTTGACATAAGACCCAAATCTTTTTCAAACCCATCTGCCGCCCTTCCGGCAAGAGCCATGACTCCTGTTAAAGCTCTAACATTAGGTACAAGTTTTGATAATGCTTCTGAATTTCCGCCTGTCTTTTCTTTCACTTCAGCAAGGAACCCACCAAGACCTTTGGCTTTTAAAGCCGCTGCAGACCATTCAATTCCTAATTCTTCTGCCTTCTTTTTTGCCTGTTCAGATGGTTTTAAGACAGCCATCATAACTTGACGTAATTGCATAGTGGCTGTCGCAGCAGGTATCCCTTGACGGGTAAGGCTGGCTATAGCTGCAGCTACTTCATCAAATTTAATTCCTATAGTTCCCGCAACAGGGGCTACAGTTCCAAGAGAATGTGCCAGCTCCCCAAACGTAAGTTTTCCCCGTTTAACAGTCATAAACATTATGTCAGAGATATTCGTAGCTTCTTCTGCTTCCATCCCATATGCGTTTAGAACAGTCGTTATAGCATCAACTGCTGTATTCGTTTCTGTAAGCCCAGCTTTAGCTGCTTTAGCTGATGCGGTTAAAACATCAATGGCTTTAGCCGGCTCAACACTGGCTGAGAGGACTTGATACATACCTTTAGCAAGCTCAGTCGTATCTCCAAGCACAGGCGGAAGTTTCTGCAGTTCAGTTTTAAGTTTATCCGTCTCTCCCTGACTCACAGAAAGCATAGTCGTGACGTTTGCCCATTCTCTCTCAAACTCACGCCCTCTTTCAATCACATCGGAAAACTGGCGGATAAGCCCCCTTACTGCCATAGTTATTCCGGCTGTTACTCCAAGACCGGCAGCCATCTGCTTCCACATGCCCTTAAATGCAACTCCTGATTTAGAGGCGGAGGTCTGCATAGACTTCTGGTCTTTGTTTACAGCTTTTACGCTTTGTGTAAAACCAGACTTATCCAGCTTTAATTTTCCGAAAATACTCCCGGCATCAAAAGCCATGATATTATCCTCTCTTTTTCATTTTGAGCCATCCCCAATTAGCTTCCCATTCTTCACGTCTTCTGTCAATTCCTTCTAGGGCTAGGTATTCATTTAACATTTCTTTATACAATTTTTTAGTTTCAGCACCTCCGACAAAGGCAAGATTTACCATTTGAAGCTGAGATAAATCTCTCAAAACCTGCTTCCTTCTTGCCTCGATCATCCATCTTAATTCATCCCTTATATCAAGGTTGTACAGCTGCTCACCAGGAAACTGGCCTGGAAACTCTCTTGCAATAAGAATTAAGCCTTGTCTCCAGGCCTCTTTAGGTTTTTTTCTATTTCTTTTTCAGTTTGATTTGTATTTTCAAATTGCCATGCTTTTTTAATCGTATTTTTAATGAGCTCGATTCTCTCCTTCTCAATCTCATTAAACCTCTGTGTTACATAAAGATATATATCCTCGACTTCTCTTAGTTCCAGTTTATCCAATGTCTTTTTTTCTATGTTGAAAACAAACATGACAAATTGATAAAGAGCTTCAACACTTTCCTTTTTTGCTGAGGTCAAGACAATGTTTTCGCTTATCTCTCCCATTCTTACTCTGACTTCTCTTGTCATAGGGATGCTTTTATACACCTCATCATTGATTTCAACTTCGATTGGATCATAAAAACTTTTTCTTGTGCTTAATTTCAATCTTTTGTTTTGGCTCACCTTTAATCACCTTTCCCGTTAAGATGCGGGTCCAACACGCCACATTTCACCAACTTGGCCGCTTGTATCATCAGGAAAACCCTTGAATATGGTATTGAAAACACGCTGACCTGAATTGTCATAAGCAAGTTCCATGCTGATTCTTGGATATGCTCTGTGAATATGCAGCCATTCAGTATCAGTTACAGACACGCTACCATTGATAATTGGCTTTACAATAACTTCTTTTGTATCTGAAAATACCGCCTCTCCAACAGGATT